AACCTGGCAAGGATGGCGCTCCTGGGTCGATGAGAGAAATCAGGCGGCTCGTAGAGGGTCGCGTCAATTATCACGGTGACGTGGTGACCCACAAGGGTAGTACATACCAGGCGATGTGTGATACGGCCCGCTCGCCACCGCATGACGATTGGATTTGTGTCGCCGCCGCCGGTGCTGATGCGGTGGTGCCGGAGATCAGGGGCACATGGAGAGACGATAAAGATATCGTCTACAATTTCCTGAACATCGTGGCGCTTAATGGCTCGAGCTTCATCGCCAAGCGTAATGATCCAGGGCAATGCCCAGGAGATGGCTGGCAGCTGATCGCCAGTGCCGGCAAGCCCGGCAAGCCCGGTCCGAGGGGTGAGCAGGGTGAACGTGGATCGAGTGGAGGTCCCGGCGCTCCGGGCAGAGATGGCCCGATGATCAAGACGTGGAAGCTGAACAGGGCCACGTACACGATCACGCCGATCTTATCCAACGGAGAAGAGGTCGAGCCAGTCTGCATCCGCTCGCTCTTTGAACAATACAATGAGGAGATAGGTCGTGGCTGACCGGGTCATCAAGATACTCACTGCGGCGACCGTCTTCGATCTTGTTTCTCTGGATGAACTGAAGCTCTTGATCGGCGTGCCGTCAACCGATACCAGTCAGGATGCCACGCTACAGGAGTATATCACCCAATACTCGGACGTGGTCGCCACGCTCTGCAACAGGGTGTTTGCCTACGAGCAGGTCAGCGAGATTTGGCAGTGCGTGGAGCACGATGACACCAATGCCATGACCCGTCTGTTCTTGAGCCACTGGCCGATCGATACTACCGCTGAGACTGTCTCGATCGAGAGCCCGACCGGCTCTCCGTTAGACCCATCGACCTATGTAATTGAGGAGAAGTCCGGCAAGATCGAGCTGCTCCAGACCTACGCCGAGCCGATCTTCGTGACCTATTGGGGTGGTTATGATTTGCCCACCGAGAGCCCTCCGGCCTTGAAGCAGGCGACCACTCTGCTGGTGCGCGAGGGTCAGTCTTTGATGAACCGCTTGGCCGTGAGCGGGATCAGGAGTATCTCGCACAAGGACAGCCGGGTGATGTACTTCGACAGTTCTGCCGTCAAGGCGCCGCTTGGAAAGATATCTGCCGCCGGTGCGCTCAACGACGCACTGAACAATTTGCTCATGCACTATGTGAGGTTTGAGGTCTGATGCTTTCCGTAACGCTGGACGTGAGTGGCTTGGTGGCGCGGCTCGAGGCTATGACCGAAAAACTTGAGCAATTTCCCAAGCATATGGCCGAAGAATTAACGGAGTGGCAGACCGTGGACATGCGTCGTCGCTATCCTAACACCGAGGTCGAACAGAGCGCCGTATCCACCGAGATTTGGCCGACCTCGAGAGTGGTGGAGCGAGACCAGAAGAAGATCGATAAGATCATGAGAGCTCGCAAGAACGCCGGAGGAAAGGCCTTAGCAGTAAGGACTGGAATTAAGGCTGGAAGCCAGCGACCAATCCTCAGGCCCGAGCTCTATGACAAATTGGTCGTGAGGATGGACGAGCTGATGGCGGAGGAGTTGACATGGCGATAAATATGTCCACGCTGGTCTATCTGCCGTGCCAAGAAGTGTTCGGTCGACCAGTGAACTTCTCGTCCACGCTGGGCAATTCTTTCACAGGAGCCGCGAGAGGCATCTATGACAGTCGCTCCTTGAACGTCTTGCTGGAGGATGGCAGCATCTTGTCCGACCAGCAGACCATCCTCGATATCAGAACCAGTGAGTTTGGTACTCTTCCGGTGCAGGGTGACGTGATCGATATCCCAGTCGAACCAATCTCCGGGCTGCCGGCGCTCGGCACGTATGAGATAACGGACGTGTTCCACAATGGTGGAGGTGAGGTCACTCTCTCGTTGAAGAGGTACTCGTGAGCATCACGGAGACCCAGACCCAGACCTTGGATATTCGCGACGCGATGTATAACGTCGTGACCATCGATCCGTTCTTCACTGGCTATACGTTCCGTAAGACCAAGATGCTGCCCGTCCAGACCGACCTCATTCCGTACTTGGGTGTCTATATCGTGGATGAGGTCATGGTGCCCGACGGAGATGCCAACGCAGGATGCATACGTTTCAACCATACTTCTCGGATAGGCTTCTCGGTTGTTCAAGCCAACAATAATCCAGTCACATTGGAGCAAGGTATCGACGCGGCTTATCTGAAGATCATGGGTCTGCTCTGGACCAACATCAAGCTGATGAACGTGCTGGTCAACAACAACCCGGAAGGCGTCGGCATAGAGAGCGTGGTCAGAGGATCGAGGAAACACGTATTTGGATCGACCGGGTTGAACAATGAGACGCCGTTCGCCGAGCTACAGTATGAGGTCCAATGCTTCACGCGCAGCGAGTGGTATCCGGACATCACGGATATGCTGAATGAGATCGATGTAACGACCGGCATCAAGGCCGGAGATACTCAAACGGAGATGGACCAACGCCAGCAGGTCACGGTCAAATATATGCTGGACGTGTTACGAGCAGCGAGGAGGAGTTAGCCATGGTCAGTGTTACCACCAAAGTCATGACGCCTGGTGAGCGGAGGAAAGCCAACCTCCAGAGGATAAAGGATGCGGCACCCCAGATCAAGGGTGTCCGAGTAGAGCCCGTCAGTGCCAACATGCGGCGTCTGCTCAAACACCCGAGCGCTGGAGGTTTCCGCAGCGAAGGCTCGGTCGAGTGGCCAAGTGACACGTTCACCTTCAGGAGATTGAAGGAAGGTTCGGTCAGGCTGGTCGAAGAGAAACCGGCCGAAGAGCCTTCGAGCCGCAGCGAAGAAGGAGTGTGATCCATGCCGATCAGTTTTTCGAATATTCCCGCCAATATCAAAGTCCCGCTGTATTGGGTCGAAGTCGACCCATCGATGGCCGGTCTTCCCACTATCAACTTAACGGCATTGTTGACCGGCATCATGCTCTTGGAGGGTGATGCGGTGCCCAACGTTCCAATCCCGATTGGAAGTCAGGCCCAGGCCGATAAACACTTTGGCGCTGGCTCCGAACTGTCCAGAATGTTCCAGGCATTCTACGCAAACAACTTCGCGAATGAGGTCTGGGGTCTGCCTGTCTCGGAGCCAGTCGGAGCCAATGCCGCATCCGGCACCATCACGATCACCGCGCCGTGCACGGAGGCAGGAACGATCCATCTCTACATCGCCGGTACCTACGTTCCTGTCAACATCATGACGACCGATACCGTCGCCAATATTGCCGCTGCGATCGCGGATGCAATCAATACTTTCTCGGAGACCATCGGCAACCCTGCTTTGCCGATGACTGCGACCTCTTTGGCCGGTGTCGTCACATTGACTTCCTTGTTCAAGGGCGTCAATGGCAACGAGATCACGGTCACCATGAACTATTATGGGTCGATTGGGTCTGAGACGACACCTATTGGTCTTGGGATCGAACTGCCACAGGGACCGGCGATCACCGGTGGTGGTACTGGTACCAGCACTGGCAGCACCCAACTAACAATCGCTTCGGCGACAGGCAGCATCGTCATTGGGGCAGCGGTGACCGGAACCGGTGCGCCATCGAACTTCACGGTCGAAGGTCAAGTCTCAGGAACAACTGGCGGCAACGGCGTCTATACCATGAACCAAATATCGACGCTCTCTGGTGTCGCGCTGACATTCACCGGACCTCTGCCTCCAGGTGGATTGCTGTACGGCGGCGTGGGCACGCCCAATTTCGCCACGGCGATCAGCAACATCCAGAAGAAGGGATATGAGTATGTCGCGTTGCCGTACAACGACAGCAACAGCTTGTTCGTGTGGGACCAGGAGTACGGCTTCACCGACACCGGCAGGTGGGGATGGGAGCGTCAGCAGTTCGGCCACGTCTTCAGTGCCAAGCGTGGCTCTTACGCCAACTTGCTGGAATTTGGCGACACGCTGAATAGCGGCGTGGAGAGCATCATGGCGTTTGAGCAGACCACTCCCTCGCCGATGTTCGAAGCTGCGGCGGCCTACACGGCCAAGGCGCAGCGCGCTCTGATCAATGATCCGGCGAGGCCGCTCCAGACGCTGGCCTTGAACCAGATCAAGGGCTGTCCGCTGCAGGATCGCTTCGACTTCCCGGAGCTGAACAGTCTGGCCTCTAACGGCCTGGCCATCCAGGAGGTCGGCAGTGACGACCAGCCGATGATCCTGCGGGAGCAGACCACCTATCAGCTCAACCTCTTTGGCGCACCGGACGACGCCTATGAGTTGGTGACCACCTTGGCCACATTAGCCAAGTTGCTTCGCAACCAGAAGTACGCCATCACCAGCAAATTCCCGAGAAGCAAGCTGGCCGATGACGGGACCAAGTTTGGACCTGGTCAAGCGATCGTGACGCCGGGCATCATCAAGGCCGAGCTGGTCAACGAATACCAGATGGATATGTGGAATGGATTGGTCGAGAACCTCAAGGCGTTCAAGGCCCATCTGATCGTGGAGCGTGATCCCAATGATCCGAACAGGGTCAATGTGCTCTACCCGCCCGACTTGATCAACCAGCTCCGCATCTTCGCTGTGCTGGCTCAGTTTCGCCTACAGTATGACCGTGGGATCGACACGACAATTATTGGGCAGGCGTCACCTCCGTTCCAGGCTTCTTCGGGCGCTCCGGCTTGAGATCGCCCAACTCATAGAAAGGAGACCAGACTATGGCACAGCGTTTCGCTGGCATCGCGTTTCTAACCGTGGACGGCACTCAGTTGGCCCTTCGCGGCAATTTCACCGTAAGTCCAAGCGCGGTTGAGCGCACCATGATCGCCGGTCAAGACGGCGTTCATGGCTACCAAGAACTGCCTCGCGTTCCGTACATAGAGGGAGACCTGTCCACCGTGCCGGGTCTCCTTCTTGACGACCTCGAGGCAGAGACGGACGTGACCGTGATCGCCCAGTTGGCGAACGGTATGCAGTATACGCTCACCGGTGGGACGTGCAAGGCTGGCTTCGAGAATAATACTCGAGACGGCCAGGTCAGGGTCCGCTGGGAGGGCTTGGCCTGCCAGGAAATTTCAATCGCGTGAGGTGACACATGGCGGAACAAGTAAGGACTAACGGCCCAGCTATCAAGGAAGGCTTCATCATGCCCGAGGGTTCGCTCTCTGGGGAGCCGCTGTCTGCTGCTCCCCAAGAACCGCTCCCCTCGCAAATCAAGCCGGAGGCTCCCAAGCCGGAGCCAGTGATCAGTGAGACCGATCGGATCAGGAAGGACATCAAAGCTAGCGCGGAGGATTGGCCGATCACCGTTGAATTGCTCTATCGTTCGGTGAAGAATGACAAGGGCGAAGAGGTCTGGAGCTTGACTTTCCGTGAGCCTCGCGCCAGTGAGATCAATCGGATCGGAAATCCGACCCGCATGCTCTGGGATGGTGAGATCATCATCGAGGAGCGCAAGATGACCTATATCATGGGCGCGCTCTGCGGCATCCTCCCACCTCTGCTCGAGGCGATGGACCCGCGTGACTGGAACAGTTGTGCGTATCGTTTACGCAAATTTTTTTTACCCGATCTGCGGGCGTGGTAATTACCGTCATCGACGACAGCATGATCATCGATTGCTACCGATTAGCCAGCTACTATCATCTTGATCCTCGCACGTTTCTCGAGATGTCGATCAGTGAGGTTCAGCTCCATCTGAGCAGGACTGCTCAACTGGAGAGATCGCGAGCCGTGGAGAGTGGAGAATAAATGCCCACTGAACTCCAAGAACTACAGCTTCGGGTCTCTCTGATCAATGAGGCCTCCGAGGGTGTGAGCAAGCTCAAGGAGCAGCTCGGCCAGCTGTCCGAGGGTTCTGGCAAGCGAGCGATGGAGAAACTAAAGGAGGAGCAGGCAGAGCTGGGGAAGCAGGTCAAGGAATTGGGCGAGCTCGCTACTGGTGGCGGCGAGGCATTGATCAGTTATATCGGCAAGTTTGGTGCGGCCGGTGCGGCCATGTCTGGGTTCGCTGCGACGATCTTGCTGGGACTTGGCAATCTGAAAGAGTTCGCCGATAAAGTTGTTGACTTGACCAACAAGGCCAAGGTCATCGGAATGCACCCGGCAGAGCTGAAGAGCCTCATTGAGCAATATGAGAGGATCGGTGTCTCCGCCGGTGTAGTTGAGCAAAGCATGGCCGGCTTCTCCTCGACGATCGCCGATATAAACCGGATTGGTGGCACCAAGCGGATGGAGATGGTTGAGGCCGCTGGGGCGTTCGGCGAGGTTATGGAGAGGGGCATAGAGCGCGTGGAGGCCCAGACCAATTGGGCCGATAAGCTGAACGAGGTCCTGATCCAATCTCAGAACGTCTACGACAATAGATTGGCCGAGACCAAGGGCAATGTCGCCGATGCGACCAAGAGCGAGAATGACTTCCTCAAGCTCTGGGGCCTTGATCCTTCGGTCAAAATGCTCCACAACATCCAGAAGGTCACGGAGGAGGAGAAGAAGCGACAGGAGGAGCGCGATAAGGTAACGGCCGCCTATAAGAAGCAAGTCACCATTCTTC